ACTCAATGCAATATATTCAATTCAAACTTATGTTCTTTTCCATAAACTTACATGGGTTCTATGATATAATATTACTCTTCTCTGTGTTCAGGTTTATTGATAGGGAATTATTCATCAATAAATTCATGACTCAAAATATCATTAGTATTCTTGACATATTTTAAAAATTATTCAAATTTCCGTTCTTAATAACCCAGTGTTTTAGCTATATATTTATTAAATTAACCTTCATACTGTTCTCCAATTTCTTTTGTTAAAGTTAATTCAGTTTTATATTTATTTTATCCATATAACCAATTAAGGACTTTATCTTTTTTAATTGTTATAAAATTTCGTATGGAATTAAATTTAAATGATTGAAACACATCATAATAATAAGCGACTTTTGGTTCAGGAGTAAATGAATAGCCAGTTGCAAATAGAAATTAATCATCATCCAATTCTTTCGTGATTTTAGTCATAGCTGTAGTTAATAATCTATCTAAAGGTCGTATAGGGAAAAAACCTCGAGGTCCACGTATAAAGATCTTTGATAGAGTTTATGGTACATGACCAGCTATATGTGCTGCTTTACGTAACCATCCTGATACCGTTTCATGCACGGTATTAGGAGTCAATTCACTTTTCATATGATATAACTGGTTCATCCAATCTTGAAAGACAAATTGAGATGACTGATTACACATTCTTAAAGCATCGTCTCCTGTTTGTACATGTGGATTTAATTCGTTATTCATGCTATATATTGGTTATTATTCATAAAAATCTTGACAAGTATTTCCAATATATCCACGAGCCACATTCAAATTCGTTCGATCCAAGACTCCTGATCCAGTAAAACCAGTAACTTTTAATTGTATATCAAATCCTTTTTTCCTATATACAATATCCATAGATTCTGCAGTTGCCATTTTAAAAGCTTGTCGAATATGAGTCTCAGACCATCCCGTTTCTGTGAAGTCCAGCCATTACCATATAAATTTTACTATTTGATGGTCAATAGCTTTAATCAAACTGATATGCTGTGTTTTATCCCAATCTTTACCGTCTCCAGGAATATACAGAGTATCATCCTAGACGTAATGATCATTTAAAAATTTACAGACTTCACTAGTGTTTTTGTTTGCAAAAGTATTCAATGAAGTTTTTACGACTAACATAATAATAAAGAATATTGGGCCTAACACCCCTTTTGAAAATTTTGGATTTATCACTCCTCTAGGTTTCTTGTTTCCATAAGTTCCATCTGTTATAGCATTAGGTTCATTAGATTTTACAAAAAGAGAATATTTTACTTTTACAAATGGATTAAATAAA